TAATATAATACCCAACACCCCATATAGTGTCCTCTAAGTAGGACAACCAAAACTGTCATTTATGCCCGGTATGGCCCTCGGGGGTCCGGGGGGCTGCGCCTTAAGTGCAATCGAATCAATCACTTCGGGCGGAACCCGACCACGGAACATTCACAGAACATTCACGGAACATTCACGGAAAGTTCACAGAATGTCCTTTTTTCAAAAAATATTATATATTTAATACCACCATAATTATATAACTGTAGCTATGGGATATGATAATAAAAGTGTCCACTAAAGAGGACAGTGACACAATTTGCGTCACTAGTGACAATTTATGTAACTAGGGCGAATGACCGAACCACAACATATGGTATGTCAGTTTTTTGACATACTGTATATGGTATAATGGAAGTCGGCCTGAATGTTGCATCTCATTTACTGACAGGCGAATCGAAGGTGTCATCAAAAGTAGACACTATTATTATTAACTGCTAGTAACTGGTAACTGGAGAATCTGACAATGATTACCACGCTGAGTCTCAAACTAGGTAAATGTGAGGCTTGTGATAAAACAAGTTTCAAAACTCTGGAATCTGGCGAGATTACAGAGATTGGAGTTCCAGTCAAGAAATTACATAGTAAGGCTATGTGGTTTTGTGACGAATGTTACAATGCCGAAATTGAGGCACAAGTTGAAATGGTCAATAATAATCCCATTATTGTTGACAATAAACTGAACGCTGCACTTAATACCGCGCGTCAAACAGACGATAGTATTATTGTCCGAACTGACCTATTCAACGCCGCTACCGTTTCAATCGTAGAATTGAAACAATCCATCCTTGACGATTCTTCAATAATCAATAAGCCATACGCATTGGCCGAAGAATTAATGCGACGCTTTACGCACTTCAAAAGCGTTGTGTTTGAATTAAATCAGAAAGTTATTGAGGCTGGTAATCAACAGAAAGCTATTCAGGTTTACTTGAATCAGCTTTCTAATCAGCTGAAAGTAGAAGAACGTGAGAAACTTAAGATATCTGATATATCTTATAAACCAGTCGCGCCTAAGTCAATCGGCGCAAAGTCTATCAAAACCACAACTACTTCCAAAAAGATTGACAAGGTTCAATTGAGAAAGTTCGCTGCTGAATTGGGAGTCTCAGAATTTACCCTTCAGATGTTAGTCATTCAGAAGGGAATTTCTGTTGAAACTGCTGCGAACATGCTTCGGAATTCCATTAAGGAATCGAAGTCTTAATCCTTCGGATTAACTAATGAGAGGAACTAATCATGGTATACTGTAAATGTGACATCTGCGACGAAAAAGACTGCAAGGTCTGCCTAGAACCACAATACTGTGAATGTAAATGTGGAACTTGTGAAGATGCTCGTTCTATGATGGATGATGGAATATCCATCAATAATGGCCCCGACGAAATAGAATGTCATGAGATGTTTCTCGAAAATCTCAATGATATTGAGAAGGATGGTCAATAATGCATGACCATGACCTTATGATTCTCACCAATCAGATAACCTTGCGAAAATATGTAGTGTGTTGCAAGGATTATTACGTCGAACTTCAAAAAGAAGAGGATATGAATTTTTGCACTTCTAAGTGTAGAAAAGAATGGTCTAATTATCTTGAATCATATCAAGATAGAACTGCTGGTGAATAATGGAACTCAATCACACTCAAAAACTAGTAATTATAGAAACTATTAAGTCTTGGCCTAAAGAAATTACACCAAGACAATTACTTGAAATCTTGGATAAATTAGCCAAGAAAATAAATGAGGCAAAATAATGAATAGGCATGTAGCATCTAAACTATGCCGGGACGAATTAGATAAGCATGGCTTATCTGATTGGCACGTCCGTCTAACTTCAGACCCTAATCAACCATTCCTAGGATTGTGTGTATACAAGGATAAGTGCATCATAATCAATGCACATCATGTAGACATACATCCTTACGATGAAGTAGTCTGCACAATTAAACATGAAGTAGCCCACGCGCTTTGTCCCGGTCAGGCTCATAATGAAATATGGGCTGATAAAGCTAGGGAAATTGGTTGTGATAATACTCAGCCTTGCTCACATCTCAACATTCCTGAATATGTATTAGATGCCATTAGGTCTGGCGCTACTGTTGAGATGACAGTAGAAGTTAAAGAAGTAGTTAATGTCATCAGAACTCCGAAGTTCTCAGTCACTCGCCTACAAGAGAAATGTCCCGATTGTGGTAAGGTAGCAATTGAGAAGTTTGCAATTGAGACAGTAGATAAAGATGGAAATACTGTTAAATTGATTACTCTCGAATGCTTCCATATCATTAAGAAAGTATTACCCAAACAGACCCCGTATGAAACAATGGTTTCTAATGATTGGAAACCAGAGATTAAGAATTGCAAACACACTTGGGATAAGAACAGGTGTGAAATCTGTGGTGAATACAAGCTATTCAATTTCCAGACTGTAGGTGCTAGGGCTGCTGAGATTGCACTAGCTATGCAGAAAGGGTTTGGATTCTTCGATGATATGGGACTGGGTAAGACTGTAGAAGCTCTCGCATTATTGAGATTCCACGCGAAACTCTACACGCCTACTCTCATTGTCACCAAATCAGCTATTAAATTTCAATGGTTTAAGCAGCTGATTCGATGGTTAGGCCCAGACTTCCTAGCACAGATTATCACAACCTCGAAAGATTTTGTGATGCCCAATCTCAAGTGCTACATCATTCCCTACGATTTACTTCGTAGATTCCCACGTGAGAAACTTGAGAAACTCAACATCAAATTGGTGATTCTCGATGAATGTCAACAGATTAAGAATGTTGATAGTGCGAGGACTCAAGAAGTTCGCAAGTTGGTCAACAACAATGGTTGTAAGGTTATTCCTCTATCAGGGACACCGTGGAAAAACCGGGGGAGTGAATTCTTCCCTGTTCTAAACATGATTGACCCTATCAAGTTCTACTCTAATCAAGCATTTCTTGATACTTGGGTAGATTATTACTGGCAGGGTAACAAAAAGAAGATGGGTGGTATTCGCCGTCCTGAAAAGTTCAGGGAATATACTGCTAATCTATTAATTCGTCGTGAATACAACGAAGTAATGGATGAATTTCCCGATATCAATCGAACGAAACTGAATATGCAGCTTGATGAATTATCACAGGATACCTATGATGATTCTGTATCAGATTTCGTTGAGTGGTATAATGACGCAGTAGCAGAAAAAGATGGTAATGAGGACGCATTATCAGGTATCGAAGTTGTAGCTAAAATGGCTAGAATGAGGCATATAGTGGGCCTCGCCAAAATCCCTGCTACACTTGGATATGTCGAAGAATTCATTGAGGACACAGATAAGAAATTAGTCATCTTTGTTCATCATAAGGATGTTGGACAATTAATGATTAGTGCCCTCAGGAATACCGACAAGGCATCTAATCCTAATTGGTATCAATTAGCACAGAGATTAGTTGACGAGGAAATTCCTGTGTATCAGTATACCTCAGAACATACTGGTAAACCTGAAGGATACCAAGTTCAAGAAGATTTCTTGAAATCGAAGCGTTGTGTCATGGTAGCGTCTACACTAGCTTGTGGAGAAGGTATTGACCTCCAAAGTTGTGCAGACTGTATTCTACATGAGAGACAGTGGAATCCACAGAATGAGGACCAAGCCGCACCGGGCCGATTCAGGAGAATTGGACAATTATCTAATGTTATCAATATCATTGTTCCCGAAGCCGAAGGAACAGTAGATGAACATCTAGATAATACCATCGAAACTAAGCGTAGACAGTTTCATGTAGTAATGAACAAGGGTTCTATGCCTAAATGGGATGAAGGTGATATTGGACGCGCCGTTGCGAAAAGAATAGTTCAGAAACATCAGGAGAAGCGTGCTAGACAGGGTAAAGTTGCCAAGACTAACATCACTTCAATGGTAGGAATGAGGTAAACTATGTTTCAAATGTTTCAAACACGTTCAGAAGATGGCACACTACAGAATTTCAAAACACTTCAAGATGCTTTAGAAGCTGGTAGAAATGACTTAACAATTTGGAGAATTTCTTTTGAAATTGCAGACGGAACTCGTATCCGTTTGTTAAGAACCAATGAAGGTTGGACTTATGAAAATGTAATGACAGGAATGAGGGATAATTAAATGAATAGAGTAGATTTAAGCCCACGCAATCTGACTACACCGATTGGACCCACTACATTCTTCAATAACATGGAAGAAGTAGTTATCACTGATGAAGATATCAACATTCTACACACCGTATCTACTTTACATAGATATGCACTTCAAACAGTTAAAACACTCAATATCAGTCTCAAGATTCTGAAAATCAGAATTATTAGAAATTCCCATAGGGGAATGAGTCTCAAACTCGCAAAGGATATCGTTGAATATTTGGATGGAACTCTTTTGAAGTAAAGGATGAATGAAATGACTGACGAAGAAAAAGACTTGTATAAAGTAGTAGAAATCTTACTAACCATGAGAGAGATGGAAGTTGTAAAGGCTTGCGTAGCTGCTGAACTTCCATATGATGTCGTTACTGCAACAGCCTTAATCCATCAGGGCTACAAAATGTTAAGGGCAGTAGGTTTAGATGGAGATACTATGGAAAATATCTTTCTGAAAATTACAAGTGATTGCAACAATATGAAAAAGGAGAATGACAATGAAACTCTGTAAAGACTGCAAACACCTGGGCGGAATAAGTGGGTCAGGGGTTTGCATTCGCCCAATCCCTTTAGGATACATAGATTATGTCTATGGAAGGGAAGAAGAATCATTAGCTCGATTTTGTGCTGATGAACGAACAAGTAAAAGTGAACATGCTTGTGGACCTGATGCTGTATTCTTCGTATCAAAGATTCAAGCTAATGACACACATCAGGCTGATGTTCCTCTTCTTTTTGAAAAAAGCTGTTCTCAGTGTGGAAAAGGTTTTGGATTTGGGTCTAAAAGAATTAGATATTTTCATTGTGATGACCATTTCGGAATAGCAGGAATAGAAACAGATTTGATGAATATTGCACATAACCCCGACCCTCGCGATTAATTGGAGAAACTAATGCCCAAATCAAGAAATCGTTCACGTGACATTCGTAAGAGAGCTGCTAAGAAAAGAGCTAATAAAGAGAGACTTGAACGTAGAATGTTAGAAGATAGAATCAAAACTGCTGAACTACACAAAGAAGCAGAACTATTAGCTAATTGTAATAAAGCTCCTAGTGACTTAGCTACATATCCAATCGAAGTAGTTAAAGTCTATGAAAACGAACTACACAAATGATGGAGTAAGTCACGATGACTGACGAACGAACTATCAGTGAAACTAATATCCATGATATAGTGGATATACCCATAGGTGGCAAGAAGAATGTCATCCTAGATGCGACTGTCTTAACCAGTCTAATGAGTTGTGCTCGTCTTACTGACTTGAGATTTAATCATAATTTCATGTCATTAAGCGGAAAGTCTAATTCTCTTGAATGTGGTTCTATAACCCATAAGTTCATGGAAGTATATTATGGGTCTATAATCAAGGGAATTAAACGTGAACAAGCCTTCGGATTCGGTATAACTGCTGCTGAGTTATACATTCGAGGTTGCCCATCTTGCACTAACTTCATATCATCTCCTGAAATTCCTAAACCAGAATGCGGACATCCACCTAATGAATACCCCGGAGTATTTAATACACCAAAGGATTCAGTCGAATATAAGACTGGATGGCAATTCGTATTAGATACTTGCGATGAGTATCACCGATTCTATATTAGTGACCACTGGGTTCCATTAGAAGTAGAAGTAGTTAAGGGTGAAGTTCTTTATGAGGATGATGAGATTCGTGTTCTATGGAAAGCTAAACTAGATTTAGTTGCTGATACTAATCAGGGTATCTTTCCAATCGACCATAAGACAATGAAACAGAGGAGAGAGACTGTTTCATTGAATAATCAATTTATAGGTCAATGCTTAATAATGAAAACAAGAAACATTTTCATTAATAAGATTGGCTTTCAAAAGACTCTCAAACCTGCTGAAAAATTCCTTCGACCTCCAATCTCATATAGTGCAGCTAGATTACTTGAATGGCAGAGTGAAACACTTCCATTCTATGCAAAGTTACTGCTTATGTATGCAGAAGTAGGACACTTTCCTCCAAACTTTGACCATTGTGAAGGAAAGTATGGTAACTGTGCATTCATCAAGGTATGTGAATCCGACCCTGGTATGCGTGAAGAAGAATTGAAACTTCACTTCATCGTAGGACCATCTTGGAATCCAACTAATGAGGATGAATAATGATAGTTCAACTAGTAAGACATACATTCCCAGATAGACCTGATTGGGAAATTATAGGTAGACACGTTCCACTTGGAACTAAATATGAAGTATTAGGTTTTGAGAGTAGGGGAAGAATTCTAAACCTAAATACTGGAGAAGTTAGAGATATGTCACTCTATTTAGTAGGTGGTAACGAAGATATAGGATGGCTACCTGCAATTTGTTTTGAAGTAGATTTAAAAGAGAGTTAGTATGGCTAGTAAAAATTCGGCCAATCATGTGCATAGATATAAGAAGATGAATATTGCTGCGTATGGCAATCCTGCTTATTATGTTTATAAGTGTATGAAACCAACATGTTCACATTATACTCCTACTGCCCTCGCGGAAGGAAAACTATGTGAATGTAATCGGTGTGGTGAACCAATGATTATCGGAAAGCAAGTAATGAATCAGTCTAGTGGGAAACCAATGACTCTACCTCATTGTGGTGAATGCACCAAGAAAAGGAAAACTAATGATGCAGAAAGTATTGAAGCTCTCGCAGAATTTTTGGATGGGGCTTTGGATAGAACTAAGGCTTAGATTCCAAACTATGAGTCATCCTTGGATGTTTGATAGGGTGACGAGAAAAACACTAATGCCCTACTTAATCAAAGAGGACACTAATGTCAACGCTTAATGATGTCAACGTAGAAGTTCTATTCTCCATGTTTAAGGGAGAGCCGGGACTTCGCAAATCTACTGCTGCTCTGTCATATCCAACACCACAGTTCTGGATTTCGACAGACCAAAAGATGGAAGCCCTAGTATTACCTGCAAAGCGTTGGGGTATTTCATTAAAGGACATTAACTTTGAGGACTATACTGATTGGGATAAGCCTCGCAACCAATTAGAGAAGATGCAAGTTAACTGTCCATACAAGACTATCATAGTCGATTCAATTACATCAATTGGTGATGTTATGACTCGGCAAGTTCGCAAATCAAAACAACAGGATAATACAGGTAAGAAGATAGGCGGTATACCTGTATCTGGTTTTGAGGAATTTAATGCTGAGTCTGCTGCATTTCAGGAGATGATTGCATTACTAAAAGATATTCACAAATTTCATCATGTGAATATAATCCTAATCGCTCATATCCTTGGCGCACGTAAGGATAATGATGCAAATAAGCTCACACATCACTCGCGCATCATCGTAACTGGTGCGGAGAAAATCTCAGCTAAGATTGCTGCTTATATGACTGAGGTATACCACTTCAACATTAAGCCAGCATTCGAGGCTGACAAGGAGGGGCAGTATGGATTGATGACGGTGCATACAGGTAATGATTACGCTAGAACATCATTACCCTTACCTCAAGAGATTGTATTCAATGATAAGCCGTTATATGAGAAGTTCATATCACCGGCTATCGAGAAACTAAAGGCTGAAAAGCCAATAGAGAGAATTCAATCTCCACCAACAACACTCGTAACATCCACAACATCATTCACACCAACAAAGTAGGAGTGCAGACAATGCCAGTTATTACATTCAGTGACCGAGACTTGATGCGCGGTAAGATTATCACCCCCGCGTGGTATCGAGTCAAGATTGATGCTATTGGTGAAGCCCCCGCGAAACAGTCTGAGAAGGGGCCATCTACTAACTATCCCGTTGAGGCTACTATTCTGTTCAACGGTGATAATGGTGACACTGAGTTTGCAGGAGTTCCGTTGGATTGGAATTTTAACTCAAAAGCCATTGGCTTTGCAGTTGGATTCCTCCAGTCTTTCGGCGTAGATGTCAAGTCGGGAACTCGTTTTGATTTGAAGTCTGCCGAAGGTAGGGAAGTTGATGTGTTTGTCGAAAACGATACTTACCAGAACCGTCTGGTAAATCGTTGCAACCACAAGTATCGTCCTGCTAAGGCAGATGTTACTGCTGTAGCTAAGTAGTTTCAATTTGCTGGTGTCTATTTTTAAACTATCGGACATAAAACTAGCGAAAGCGTCCGAGCCAGCAATCTATTCAGGGAGAAACAATGAGTATTTTCAATCAGATGATTCGCGGGGCTACATGTGAACCAATTTCACAATATGACTCTGCCAAGACTATAGGAAAACCACGAACATTAAGAGAAACTATTCAGGACCAGATTGCTTATCATAAGTCTAAGATTGCAGATTTAGAGGCTGCGAGAGATAGTCTAACTCCTGAAGTTGAGAGTTTTGTGGAAGCCTTTCAGAAACTAGGATAATTAACTCAGTAACTAGTGGAGACTTACAATGGACGAATCACCGAAGGTCGAAGAAGTAGTGGACATGGATGAATATTCTAAGTCTGATGAGACTTTGGATGAATCTGAAATCGAAGAAGATGATGATGATGAGCCGGAACTAGATGAAATTCCGGAACCAAGAGTGTAATTGAAACTCATTAGAATAACTGGAAAAGTATCTTCATTCACTTATCTGGGGCGATAAGAGCTAAACCCACTTTAGCGAGAATGATTAGCCCAGAGAGGCCATAAAGTTATTCTGATGATAGGGAGTCCATTCGACTTAGTTCCTTGGATTAAAACCAAGAACCGTATATACAGAATGGACTCCCGCCCTTTTTGGAGAATCATAATGACTGATGAACAATTCACTGAATTACTAAAAGTGTTACATTCTATTGATAGTGATTTAATTGTAATGATTGTAATTCTTGCCTGTATAGCAGGAACATTTCTTGTAAAGAAAATGGGAGATTGAAATGAAACTAAAAGAACTCATTAGGCAGCTACAGGAATACGCGAAAATCTACAATGGTGATATGGAAGTTATTACTCGTTATCAACGATTAGACCCTATGAACGAAATTGGTGAAGATTTTAAGATTGATATAGATGGGATAGTGGATGGATTAGATTACATTGGTGATTCACAAATTCTAATCACCAGTCATGAGGAATAACATGTCAGATACAATTGAAGAAACTAGAGCACATGGCAAGATTATCAAAGTCTCTGAAAGTGGATGGGGCTTCATATCCTCAAAGGACATTAAGTTTACTCGTATCTTCTTTCATTGGACTTCTTTGAAACAAGATACACTTAAGTTTCAAGAATTAAAGAATGGAATGAAAGTTGAATTTACTCCAATTGAAGTTGAGGGTAAAGGGTTTAGGGCTATCAAAATTGAGGTTATTCCGAATGACCTTCAAACAGAAGTATGAGGAGTGTAAAGATTGGCGTGGCAAAGTAACAATAATGGAAATCTATCACTTAGCCATGTATCATAGAGAACCGAATTGGACAGTAACTAAAACAGCTAATGATTTTGGAGTCTCAGTAGGATTGGTTAGTGAGAATCTTAGACTCGCGAAAGAAATCCACGCGAATGATAAGATTCTAAAATGTGAATCGCGACAGGAAGCACTTAGGAAATTAAAATGAAATATATACATGGATATAATTTTGTAAGTCAACATAATGGTGTGCTAGATTTCTCATTCTGTCCAGAAGCAGATGCTTACTATATAGGACGAGCATCATCAATTCTCGTAGTAGATAGAATTGATTTTGATAGGTTTCTTCTCTGGCTTACACAACAAGCTACAATGACATATCATATAGATACTGTTAATAGATTGACAAAACATGAGTGAAACTATTGGTGTTATTGCGTTTATAGTAATGCTTATTGGCGGAGCTATGATTGGTAGTATTGTTTATGATTTAACACATAAGAAAACAAAATGAGTGAACATAAATATGTCCCCGGAATGGGGTCCATAGGTGCGAAACTAATGATACTAGGGGACTGTCCAAGTCCTCAAGATACAGTTGCAGGTAGACCCTTTACAGGTTCATCTGGTAAGGAATTAGACCATCTTCTAGTAGATGCTGGAGTATCTCGTTCAAACTGTTGGATAACCAATGTATGTAAATATACAGTTCCACCTAACTTTCCTGGTAAGAAGATACCCTTCGCAATTCGAGCCAGAAATGCTGGAATAGATATGGAGGTTCAACTACATGAATTGCAAGAAGAAATTAATAGTATTAAACCTAACTGTATCCTCGCTCTTAGTAGCACTTCTCTTTGGGCTTTATCCGGAAAAACAAAAATTGGAGACTATCGTGGTAGTATTATGCACGGTATGGGGATTAAGTTTATACCCACTTATCATCCTGCCCATTTACTACATCAAACGCAAGGAGTAGAATTTAAGGGATATTGGAATCGACAAGTGATGGCATTCGATTTCAAACGTGCTTATGCTCAATCGAAGTTCTCCGAACTAATACTTCCAAGTAGAACATTAGAGATATGCCGAAATTCGGCCCAACTAGCTGAGTTTCGCGATAGATACAAGGATAAAATTCGTATGGCTGTAGATATTGAAGCCAACGGAACTTGTATCCCTGTATGTATCGGACTTTCATTAGTTAAACATCATGGAATGACAGTTCCACTATGGAATTGTGATGGTATTAGTTCAATACCGGATTCTGATTTAGTTCAATGCTGGATTATTTTAAGTGAGATGCTATATGAAAAAGAAATCGTTGGGCAGAATTTCAATTACGATAGAGATAAAATCAAAAGACTCGGATTCATTATCCGATATCTTGCCTCGGATACCATGCTCAAAGCTCATGCTATTAATCCCGAATTACCCAAAGGACTTGCGTTCAACACCAGTCTATATACCGAGGAACCTTTCTATAAGGATGAGGGCATGTATCATGGAAGCATTACGGATTTACTTACCGGATGTGCCCGTGATTCCTGCGTTACGCTCGAAGTAGATGAGAATATGGACCAAGACCTAGACGAATTAGGTATGCGTCCATTCTATGAAAACTTCTTAATGAAACTACCTGAGGTTTACTGGAGTATTGAGAATCAGGGATTTAAAGTTGATACAAATGAACGTGATAGACTGTTAAGAAAATACGTTGAATGGGATGAAAGGGTTAGATATGAGTTATTTAAGCTTATTGGGGCAGAAGTTAATGTCAATTCTCCCACGCAAGTTGCTGTCTTACTTTGGGATAACCTCAAGTTACCTCGTAAGGACACCACTGGAGAAGAAGATATCACAGCCTTACTCAATAGTCCCTCTGCTATTAAAAAACCAGAACACCGGAAAATATGTGAGCTTATACTCGAAGGTAGACGGGTTAGAAAGAGTATCTCTACATACCTCATGGCCCTCCCTGACTATGATGGAAGAATGCGAACTACCTACTTCCCCTGTTTGGATACTGGCAGAACGTCAACGGGACAACAAGACCCTCCAATTAGACCCCAAGTTGAAGTTATTGACGAGAATGGAAAGAAGAAAAATAAAGTATTAGGAACAGCTTTTCAGACCATGACTAAGCATGGTGATATTGGTCAGGATATTCGAGGAATGTATATCCCAGATAATGAAGATGAGATATTCGTTCAAGCTGATAGTTCACAAGCAGAAGCTAGAGTAGTAGCATTATTGGCTGATGATGAAGATACATTAAGGATGTATGATGAACACGACATACACGCTCTTACTGCTTCTTGGTTTTTCGGTGGGGTTGAATCTGATTATTCTAAAAAGATACTTGGTTACGAGCATCCTATTAGATTCGCTGGCAAGACTCTTAGACATGCAGGACACCTTGGCGCGGGAAAGCGTAGGGCATCTATTGAACTCAACACTCAAGCACGAAAGTATAAGATACCTCTACAAATTTCGGAAGCGGTTGCAGAACAAGCACTAAAGATATTCCACGCGAAATCACCTAAAGTTCAGGGAGTATTTCAAGCTGGAGTAATTGAGGCTCTCAAGAAGAATCGTCAGTTAATAGCACCATTACCATATGGTATAGATGCACCTATAGGTGGTAAACGAACCTTCTATGAACGCTTTGGAGAAGAACTGTTTAGACAGGGATTCTCTTATATGCCTCAGAGGGCTGTATCGGATAACACCAAAGCAGCGGCCATACGAATACGTGCGAAGATACTTAACATTAAGATTGTAATGGAGTCACATGACTGTTTACTATTCTGTATACCTATTGTGAAGCAAGCTGAGTGGATTCCTATTATTAAGGAGGAAATGGAACGTCCTATCAATTTCTCACAATGCACATTACGCCGACATGAATTAATCATTCCATGTGATATAGAAGTAGGAATGAATTACATGAACTTGAAGAAATTCAAATTTGAAGTTCCATTTACACCAAAACCCATCCCATCATTTAAATCAATCACCGAACAATTCATGGTGAAAAAATGAAAATTAACGATTTGTATGAATTACTTGGATTACTCGCATATTATAAGAGAAAAGAAATAGACGAACTAGTAACACATGAATTAGATAAAATGATTAAAATCATTAGAGAGTTAATAGATGAAAGGATAAAAAATGACTAAAATTCTTTTTTATCACCTAACACCAGAAGAAATCCTCGCGCTGTA